TCAGGCCGTCCGCCAGCCCAGCCCCACGAAGGCGACGCGACGCGCCGCGCCGTCCTCGCGGAGCACGATCACCTGCTGCTCTTCGAGATAGGCGAGTTGACGCCGCGCGCGGCCGGGCGAATGCGTGGCATAGGCGCGCGCCAGGGCCTCGTCATCCGGGCAGGCCAGACCGTCCAGCGCCGCGCGGGCCAGGAGCAGGGCGAGACCCTGCACATCCTCCGGCAGGCGCGCCGCGATCGCCTCAGCCGCGCGCCATTCCTCACTCCCCGCGCGCTCCTCGCCGATCCCCGACCGCACCGTCGCCAGCAACATGCGGAAGCGCGTCATGTCCAGCACGTCGCGGCCCAGCCCCTCGATCCGCGCGCGAAGCTGAAAATCCTGAAACAACGTCGCCGCCGGGCGATAATCCGCACCCGGCTCCGCCGCGACATCGGCGATCAGCCGCCAGAGCGTCGCCGGATCGGCCTCCCCGGCGGACACGGCCTCCCGCGCGGGAGGCGGACGCTGCTCCGACGCGAAGGCGTCGAGTTGCGCCAGCAGATCGGGCGGCGGCGCGCGCCGCTCGCGGGGACGCGGCGCGAAAGTCTCGACGGGCTCCAGAATCAGGTCGCGAATCAGGTCGCGCTTTTCCTCCGCCGCCGCGGGTTCGAACGGCGTCAGTTGCGGTCCCGTCGCGTGGCTCGCCGTCTCGACCGCGCCGATCGACACCAGAAGCGGGCGGCGGCTCAGCGCGGGGCCGAGCGCCATGAACTGCCCGCGTCCGAGATCGCGGAACGCCTCCGCCGCCCGCCGCTCCATGCCCAGCAGATCGGCCGCCCGCGCCATGTCGATGTCGAGGAACGTCCGCCCCATGAGGAAGTTGGAGGCTTCCGCCGCGACGTTCTTGGCCAGCTTGGCGAGGCGCTGGGTCGCGATGATCCCCGCCAGCCCGCGCTTGCGCCCGCGGCACATGAGATTGGTCATCGCGCCGAGCGACAGCCGCCGCGCCTCGTCCGACGTGTCGCCCCCCGCGACCGGCGCGAAAAGCTGCGCCTCGTCCACCACGACCAGCACGGGATACCAGTGCTCGCGCGGCGCCTCGAACAGGCCGTTCAGGAACGATCCCGCCGCGCGCAGCTGCTGCTCGGCATCGACGGATTCGAGATTGAGGATCACCGAGGCGCGATGAATCCGCGCCCGCTCGCCCGCCGCGCGCAACGTCGCCTCCGTCTGCTCGGCGGCGTCGATCACCAGATGGCCGTATTTCTCCGCGAGCGTCACGAAATCGCCCTCGGGGTCGATGATCGCCTGCTGCACGAGCGACGCCGTCTGCTCCAGCAGGCGGCGCAGGAGATGCGACTTGCCGGAGCCGGAATTGCCCTGCACCAGAAGGCGCGTGGCCAGCAGTTCGGTCAGGTCGAGCGGTACGTCCGCGCCGTCGCGGCCGCGGCCCAGGACGATGGAGACGGTCATGCCGCCCTCCTACAGGATCGCGGCGCGCAAGTCAGCCGGGCAAGACGGTCCGGCTTGAATTTGCGCGAAACGGGCCTGTCTGTGTGGGGGGCGGGGCGTCAGGGCAGGAAACGATACAGGACACACCCCTGATATCCCGCGCCCCCCGTCGAGACGCCGCCCGCGGAGGTCGAACCGGCGATCGAATAGGCGCCCCCGCCGCCCGCGCCGAATTTCGTTCCCGCCATGCCGGCATCCGCGCCACAGCGGCCACCGCCGCCCCAGGGACCATCCCCGCCATACCCGGCGAAGGTCGCGGTGCCGCACTGCCCGTCCCCGCCATAGCCGCCGGTGAGGTTCCAGATCGTCCCGCCGCTCGCCGCGCCGCCGATGCCCCCCGCCGACCCCTGGGTCGCATAGAACGCGCCCGGCACGCCGCCCGCCGCCTGAAGCAGCGTCTGCCCCTGATAGACGACCTGCGTCGTGCCGCCCGTCATCTGCTGGGCGCCCCCCGCGCCGACCGTCACCTGCAAGCCGTCAGCACCGGACGGGTTGACGGCATAGACCCCCCAGGCATCGCCGCCCGCGCCGCCGCCGGACCCGGAAAACGAACCGCTCGTGCTCTGCGAATTCGACGCGGACCCGCCGCCTCCGCCGCCGATGGCGCGCAATTCCACCCGGCTCGCCCAGGCCGGAATGCCGATCATCCCGCTCTGCGCCATCAGCGCCATGGGCGAGGTCGCGGCCCGCAGCAAGGTGAGCGTCGCCAGTTCCGGAATGGTCGGCCAGAAGACCTGACCCGCCTCGGGCGTCACGCCGGCCAGAGTCGTGGCCTCCGACGGAACCGTCAGCGTATGGAGCGCCACCACCGCACCGCCCGCGGGCGCGGCGGGCGCGCTCGTCGCCGCCACGAAACTCATCGTCCCCGTGCGCCGCGTCGGCAGAGCCGCGCCGTCATTCGACACGCCCGCCAGAGTCTGGGCCGGATCGGCGGCGTTATAGAACGGCAGCACCGTCCCGTCAGTGTCCACCTCGCCGCACAAGGCATAGATCGTGCAGGTCACGCCGGACGAGGGAATCGCGACCACCTGCGCCGCCTCGTTGAGATACTGGCAGGCGATGGCGGTCGTATCCGCCGCCAGCCCGCCTCCCGCGCCGCCGATCGCGGTCGCGTCCAGCGCGCCGGGCGCGAGAATCGAACCCGGCCCGATCGTCACCGACAGCGCCGTCGTCGAGGGGGTGCAGGCCAACCCGCTCGCCGCCATCGCCCCCTGGCCGAACAGCATCTCCGCCAGCCGTCCGACCCCCTCCTTCACATAGCGCCCGGCGCGCAAAACATCCGTATCCAGCGGAATCGACCCCGCATAGACAATCGCCCGATCCATCAGCCGTCACTCCTTATCCACGCCGTCACACCCGCCGCCTTCACCCGCGCCACGGCGGCGGCGACCATTTGCACGCTCGCCTCCGTGCCGGACGCCACTCCGGCCTCGATGAAGACCTGACCGCCCGTCAGGCTCCCGTACCGCAGCCCCGCCGCGCCGTAGCCATAGCCGCCCCCGGCTGCCGCCGCGTTCGCCGCGCCGAAGGCATGACAATCCGCCGCGTTCATCGCCTCGATCACCCGCGGCGCCATCCCCGTCACGCCCTGCACCGCCGCCGACACCGCCGCCCGCGTGTTGCGCGTCGCCACCAGACTCGCCGCGATGCGCGCGCGATAGGCGGCATCGCTCTCGCCCGCCTGACGCAGCACATCGTCGGCCCCAAAGAAATCCGCCGCCGCCATGTCGAGGAACGGCCCGCCCATCGTCGCCAGCCGCGTCTGCGCCGCGACCGCCCCGATCAGCGCCCAGAACCCCGCCAGCACGGAGCCGAACCCAAGCAGCATCGCCGCCAGGACCGGGGCCTGCTCGGTCTGGAGATCCTGCGGCGGCGCGGGAAACCACCCGGACGGCAGAAGAACACGCAGCCGCCGCGCGAAATCCTGCGCCGAGCCGGGAACCGGCCCCGTATCCCAGAGCGGCTTGCCGTCGGACGCGTCTTCCCTGCCGAGCGCCACATCATCGAGAAGCGTCATCAGCCGCCCGCCTGCGTCGCGGTGAAGAGAGGAATGCGGTAATCCTCCCCGTTCACATTGATATGCAGGAACCCGCCCCCCACGCTCGCCGGGAGCGCCGAGCCCGCCTCGGTCACGGGGGAGGTGATCTGCAACTCGCCGCCCGAGGCCGGAAAGAGGCCGAGATTGGGCGAGCCGCCCGCGCCCTCCTGCACATAGATCCCCGCCGCCTGCTGCCCCGCCCCCGCCTGCACCTGCAGGACATTGGTCGGTTCGGCGCCGATGCCGATCGAGAATACGGCATTCCCGCTCGCATTCTCGAAGGCCAGGACGGAATCGAGGAACTGGATGCGCGATCCTTCCGACGCCGTATCGACGGTCGAATAGATCATCGCCCCCGCATTGACGCCCTGGACGTTCTGCACCGTCTCCGGCGTCTGCCACTGGATGCCGTGATTGCGCGACATGGCGATCGCCGTGCCGTATCCGCCATCCGTCCCGTCCGTGCCGTGCAGGGCGTCGGAGCCGAAAATAATGCCGGTATTGAAGGCGTCGGGATTGTTGACGAACACGATCCCCGCCTCGGCGACCGAGGTACCCGCGCTCTGCCCGCCGCCCGCGCCGAGCTGAAGGCAATACGTTCCGCCGCCGCAATTCGGATGAAACGGCGTGGACTGGCCGGACGCCGCCCCGCCGAGATTGACCGCCTCCAGCTCCATGGCGAAGGTCGGCTGATAATTCACCCCGGCCATGCGCCAGCCTTCGCCATAGAAGGCATAGGCCGTCGTGGTGGTGGGAGAGCTCGTGTCATCCGCGACCCCCCAGGACGCGACGCCGATCGAACTCGGCACGAAGCCGAGCAGCGCGCTCGACGCTCTGGCGTCCGACGTGCGCGACCCGCCCAGAAACCCCGTCGAGCCGAAATTCGCCAGAGACGCGCCCTGGGCGCTTTCCATCGCCCACGGCCCGATCGAGGTCGTCGCCATGAGCGTGGAGAGCCAGTCCTCCGGCGTCACGTTCCGCGACGTATCCGCCGGATACGCCGCCGCCGCGCCGATGAAGAGCCGGTCCCCGTAGCGGCTGACCCGCGCCCCCGCATCGGCGTAGAATTCCCCGGTCGCCGGAGCGTCGGCGGGCGCGCCCGCCACCTGGCTCGTCGTCACGTTGAGCGTCTGGACCCCCGACGCATCGGCGACGACGAGAACTTCCTCTCCCGTGACCGTCGCCAGCCTGGGATAGCTGTTGAATGCCGGCATCTTGCTTCCTCACCTTCACGCCTGAACCACCAGAACCGAAATCGTCCCCGCGACGATCGCCTGCGTCGCAAGCGCGGGAATATCCGCCTGCGCGCCGTCGAGCCGCACATCCGTCACGGACAGCACCGGCGTCCCCGCCTCGACATAGGCGAGATAGGAAAGGCGGCTGTAGGCGTAGCCGCTTCCCACCGCGCAGGCGTCGATATCCGCCGCGATCGCCGCCTGAAGCGCCGTCTGCACGGCCGACGCATCCGCGCTCTCCGCCACCGTCACCGTCATCGACACGTCGAGCGTCAGCACCGTGGGACGCTGGACCGCGAACCCGATCCCGCAGGCCCGCACCGCATCCACCGCCGCATAGACGGAGCTCACCAGCGCATCGGACGGCGCACCCGTGCCGTCATTCACGACGACGGTGAAATATCCCGCCCGCGCCGTCCCGTCCGGCGCGGCCCCGTCCATCAGCGCACTGGTCAGATCGTCCTGCACACCCGCCACCGCACTGCCAACGGCCGCAGCACAGCCCGTCGCCTTCGCCGCCAGCCAGAGCGGAAACCGCGCCCGCAGGGCCGCGTCCGTCTCCGCGTCCGACCCGTTCACGAAAGCCGCCGGATTGGTCACGGTGTCGATCCCGGCGACCGACGTGCCCATGAGGCAGATCGCCCCCGCCGCCACATTGCCCGAACTTCCCGCGACCTGCGCCTGAACCGGCACGGACATCGTCGCGGCCCCCGCGGGACGGACATACCCCCCCTGCGCCGCCGACCAGTTCGCCGCCGCGCTGTCCTCCACCACGCTGAACGTCACGCCCGCGACCGTCCGCACCGTCACCCCGGCCGGCACCACCGCCGATTGTCCGGCGGGCGAAAAACAGGTCATGGTCACATAGCCGGTCGCCGCCGTGCCCGGCAGCCGCGTCATGCCGAAATCATTGACGAAACTGTCGCAATCCGTTCCCGCCGACGTCGCCAGCCGCGTCCGCGACAGCACCTGCAACCCCAGATACTGCAACCACAATCCCAGCCCCGCCACGCTTTCCATCAGCGCGCGGCCCGCCGTGCCTATCCCCATGTCCAGTAATTGCGCGCAGGATGCCTGCGCCGTCGCGACCGCCGTGGACACGGTCGTCGCGAAAGATCGAAGAGTTATCGACATGTCCGTATCCAGTTCGCCTTCCCTTCCTTTTCTGAAGAAAAAGAAGCAAAAGGACTTTTGGCCATTTAAACGCGAAGTCCCGCGAGAAACTCCAAACCCCTACCCGCCCAGCAGCAGCGTCTGCATTTCCTGCGTCGCGGCATCGACATAGGAAATCGCACAGGAGACCACGCCGCCCGCCGAGGAGGACACCGACACCTCCACCGGCTGCGTCTGGTCCACCCCGCTTTCCAGCGCCATCTGGGCCAGAACGACACTTTTGATCGTTCCCGAAACGACCGGACTCCCGATCATCGCCGGCAAGCCCGCGCCATAGCCGATCTGCCAGATATAGCCGCCCGGATTGGTGCAAAGCCGCCGCAACAGACGTTGCCGCACCTCCTCCGCCCCATCCACGACCGCCAGCCCGCCGCCCGAGAGCGACAGATCCGCCCCCATCACATGCCCAACGGCGCTCATCCCTGCGGCCCTCCCGTCACCTGACCGCCCAGCGGATGCACATGCCCGTTGAGCGAATGCAGATCCGTCCGCACATCCCCGCCCGAGACGACCAGCCCCGAGGAATCGAAGGTCAGGCTCGCCGCCCCCGCCACGCAAGCAAGACCAGACGCGCTCACCGCCACCCGCGTCCCGCCCGCGCCGAGAAAGACGCCGCCCGCCGTGACATGCAGCCATCCAGCCCCCGGCGTCGCCTCACCCGCACTTTCCTCGGCACTCCCGGCCGCCGGCGGCGCGCCGCACCCGGCCATGACCAGAATTTCCCCCGGCTGCGCCACGGCCCCCGTCCAGGGCGACACCGGCGCGGCCATCACCGTGTCGTACACCACCCCCGCCAGAACGAAATGCTCGCCATCGCCCTCCAGCGGCTGCAACACCACATGCGTCCCCACCGCGCTCGGACAGGCGATCCGCAAATCCCCGGCCTGCGCGAACGCCGCATCGGCGATCCAGCCCGTCTCCACATTCTCCGGCTGAACCCGGACCTTCACCGCATGATTGACCGGATCGACCGCCGAGACGATGCCATGCACCGTATGCGCCACCCGGTTCGCCATCGCCGCGGCGACGAAACGCGCCTCGCTCACGCCAAACCTCCCATCCGATCCCGCAACACCACCTCCTGGACGAACCCCTCCTCCGGCTTCATCCGCGACACCACCTCATCCACCGCCAGAATCCCGGGAAATGCCGATACCCCCGACACAACGCCCCGCGCGAAATGCCGCGGCCTCAGCGCCTCATTCCCCGGAATCCGCACCCGCGCCTCCAGACGATGCGCCGCGATCCGTGCATATTTCCATCTCGCAATGGATTTCACCTCGTCCAGCCGCCGTCCCGGCACGCGAAAGCTGTGAACCAGCCCGCTCCCCGGCGCCGTGGCCGAAAAGCCCGACCCGTCATAGAAAATCTCCGACCGGCTCCGCTGCCGCCCGTCCCAGGACGCGACATGCACCACCAGCCCCTGCGTCGCCGTCAGATCCCGCCGCACATCATGCGCCATCGCCAGCCCCGACAGATCATGCACCACCGCCGTCCCGTCATCCGGCGCCAGCATGGGCGAAGCCGTCAGAACGGTTCCGTCCGCGTAAAGATCGCAACAGGCTTCCCGCGCCAGGAAAAACGCCAGATCGAACGCCGTCTGGAAGCGATGCTGCGCCAGCACCGCCATGCGCTTGTGCTCGATCTGCCAGAACTGCCCCGTCATTCCCGCCGCCGCGCCGAAATCCACCGACGCGCCCAGCCCCGCCGCCGAAGCCATCGCCGCGACCAGCTCGGGCGCGGTGAAATTCAGCCACGCCTCCTGAACGCGCAAATCCAGCAGCCGCGACAGATAATCCCGGCACGCCACCACCGCCCTCCCATCCTCGGGACGCCAGACCACCGCATCCGCCACGCCCCGGAACAGCGTGACCCAGGACGCACCCGGCCGATCCGCCCGAAGAACCTGCACGGAAATATCCAGCCCGCTCGCCGTCTCCGCCGCGAACCACGGCGTGGCTCCGCCCAGCGCCGTCTGATCGACCGCCAGCGCGATCTCCGCCGTATCGCAGCGTTCATACCGGCTCGCCCGGATCTCGAACCCCGTCACCGGCGTCCCCGCCGACACCGCCCCCGCCACCAGAAGCCGCACCGACCAGACACGAGACGCCGTCCCGCTCACGCCGAACGCTCCGGCAAGCCCGTCGTCAGAACCGTGGACACCGGCGGCATCTCCAGAAAGACCGGCGCCGCGAGAACGGTGAGATCAGGGTCCGTCATTCCGTTGAGCTGGGCAATCCGCCACCACTGCGTCGCATCCCCCAGTTGAACCGCCGCCACATGATAAAGCGACACATCCGCCGCCGTGACCTGCACCGCCATCGTTCCCCATACCCCCGATGCCTTCAATGTCGCTCTCGCCGGATCGTCAGAAGCCTCTTCGCTTCGCGAGCCGATCATTCTTCCTCGGAAACAGAAGAAACCCGTCCCCAAAACATCATCCGACCGGCACGGATGGCGTCACACCCCCGGCCAGCGCGACATTGGCCGCCGCACGATTGACCAGCCCCGCCGCATCCGCCGCCGCACTTGCCAGCCCGGCATTCTGCGTCGCCGCCCCGAGCGAAGCTCCGTCGCTTAGCACGATCCCTTCGAGATTCGCCCCCGTCTGCCCCAGAAGCGTGGAAAGCCCGCTCCCCGCCGCCGAAAGTCCGGACAACAGCGTGCTGACGACCGACGGCGCTCCCGCCAGATCGACGCCCGCCTGCGCCGCGCCATTGACCGCCGCGAGCGCATTCGTCACCGTGGCCACCGCCCCGCCCGCCCCCAGCAAGGCCGCCACCGGCGTCACCTGCCCGACGATCGTGCCGACCTGCCCGGCCAGCGTATAGACGCCGCCGGACACATCGCTCACGACCGCGCTCAACCCGGACAGCGCCCCGCCCACATCGCCGGAAATCGCGCCCCCGACATCCTCCGCCGCCGCAGCCGCCAGATCGGCCCGCTCCAGCACGAGCATATAGGCGCACACCGCCCCCCGCGCCTGATAGGAATAGGCGAACTGCGCGATCCAGACCTGACAGGACAGACCCGCCGCCGAAAACGCCACCGCCGCACCCGCCGCCCGCATCCGCTCGACCATCCGCGCCCGCGCCTGCGCCTGCGGCCCGACGAACCGGCCGCGCAGGATCAGCCGGTCGGGATCGTTCCCCAACACGTCGATCACCCGTCCGCCGCCCAGGAGGCGATGCACGGTCAACTGCTGCTGCCCGCCCACCACCAGCTCGTCAGGCACCTCGAGCCCGGTCAGCACCATCCCGCCGATCACGACCGGCGCGGTCGCGCCCATGCGCCCGACCGCCCCCACCGCCGCCTCGATTTCCGTGAAGCTTACGCTCATCGCCCGCACCGTCCTCAGAACCCCACACTCGCCCCCGCGAATTGCGGCCAGGCGATTTCGTCGAACGCCGCCGAGGACGTCCGCAAATGAAACGCGCCCAGCCCGTCCAACGCCGGAGCCGACCGCCGACCATGCGCCGCATCAACCCGGGCCGCCGTCCCGGCTTCCGGCCCCGCGCGATCCGCCCCCGGCCGCCGCGCGTCCTCCGCCACGCCGGGATCGCGGCCCGACCCATAGGCCACCCCGTCACGCCCGGACCACGGCGGAACGACGGCGCGTCGCCGACGGGATGGCGGCAAAACCCCCGCGCCTCCAGGCCGACCATCACGCCGGACCGGCACAGCCGAACGCGCCCGCGCCACAGGCGGAAGAGCAACGCCCGCCATCCGCACCAACCGCGCGGACACGCCTGAAACCCTTCCCACCGCACCAACCGCGCGGACACGCCTGAAACCCTTCCCACCGCCGATCCGCGCCTCATGCGCCCGCTCTCCGCGGCGGGACGAAAGCTCTTCCGCCCCACCCCCGCCGCCCCGACCAGACCACGCCAGAAACCACCTGACGGAAACGCCCCGCCCCCCACGACATCGCCCCGCCGCCGCTCGACGGCAAATCGCTCCATTCCACCGACCGGCAGCCCCCGCGTCGCGAACCGCCGCCCGCTCCCGACGCGCCCAACGGACTCCCCGGCCGCCGCAACCGCACCGGACCGCCCGCGCACCAGCGGCCGCGCCCGAACCCGCCCAACCCGCCCAACCGGCACGACCCGCGCCTGCCGCCGTCCCGCCAGCCGTACGACCCAACCCAGCCGCGCCGCCGCCGGAACGGCCCGTTTCCTCACACGCTCACCCATCGCGATACCGCATCGCCTCCCAGTCGAAGACCGCCCCGAGCTGCTCGGCGATCGCCACGCAAGCCGCCATCCGCCGCACCCGCGACCAGCCCCGCACAACCTCCCACGGCACCCCATGACGCAGGAGATAGAGCACCTCCCCGAACACAGGGTGCCGACTCAGTTTTTTGCCGCGTTCTCCAGGCCGTCCGGCGCGCTCCCGCCATCCTCCGCGTCGAAGAGCGGACGCAGCGCCGCGATCCCGTCCGTCCCGATCCGCCGCGCCAGCGCCTTCACCTCGTCCTTGGACAACGGCATCTGGACGGGCACGCCGTCGATCGCCGTCACGGAACAGACCATCTCCGCATAGGCCAGCCAGGACGAGGCCGAGGCCCCGTTCATGGCCGAGCCCGCCGCCTCGATCAGATCCAGCATGTCGCCCGGATCGATCTCCCGCACCGCCAGCCTGCGCCCCGCCGACGTCACGACCTCCACCGGCAGCGCGCTCACGAGATCTTCACCCGCGTCGAGGCGAAGAACTGCACCGTGTAATGCATCATCTCCTCCGCCGCCCAGCGATCCGTCTCCAGCGTCATGGTGACATTGGTGTATTCCCATGTCGTCTGGCTGCCGTCCGGCTCGCTGATATACTGGTAGATCGTCCCGCTGCCGAGAATGCCGCCATTCCAGAACGCGGCCTCCACCGCCGCCACGAGACTGTCCAGCGTCGCGTCCGCCCGCACCACGCCGAACGATCCGCGCCAGCCGCCCGGCGTATTGAACACCACCGGCACGCTGTTGAGCGGATCGGCCCGCTGCGCCCGCGTCACCTGCGACGCCTGGAACGACGTCACATCCCGCATGTCGACGCGCGACCCGTTCCACAGCAGCGTCACCCGGCAATTCCGCCCGATACTATACGGATTGGCCATGCTCAGACGCTCCCGCCGGACGTGGACGTCGTGACCGTCACGGACGTCCCGCCCTGAAGATTGACGATGAATTTCTCGTTGATGCCCTGGTAGCGGACCTGAATATCCGCCTGCACATATCCCAGCGCCGTCCGCGCCTGCGGATTGTTCGTGGAATCACACACCACCGCATAAGGCAGCGCGCCGCCCTGCACCCCCAGAATTCCCTGCGACACCAGAGAGGACAGGAACCCGAGCAACGTCGCGCGGATATCGCCGAAGAGCGTGTCGTTGATGACGCTGCCCACATACGCGCCCATGCCGCCCGCCAGAGACGTCGCCAGATAATTCGTCAGCCGCGTGTAGTTGTCACCCTGGATCGTCACGCTGCCGGACGTATTATGCCCGCACCGCACCGCCCAGTACGATCCCCCCGGCGCCGGATTGCAGATCACGTCGATCCCGGCCTGGAACAGCACGGCCAGATCGGCGGAGGAATAACTCCCCGTCCCGCCCGTCAGCCCCGCCTTCTGACTCCCCACGACGCCATAAAGCTGCTTGTTGAGGCTCGACTGCTCGGGCGAGAGCGCCGCCAGCTTCCCCGCCGCGAAACCCTGCGGCGACACCAGCATCAGCCCGTTCGTGTCGTCGTTCCACCAGATCCAGTCGCCGAACATCAGCTTGACGGCACAGGAGTCCAGCCCCGCCGCCGCCTTCACCGCCACGGCGTCGGTGAGCGTGTCCCCCGCCGGCCCGCAGGCCACCATATAGACGCCCTCGCCCAGCCCGAACGCCGCCTGCGCCGTCCAGGTCGCGGAATCCGAAATTCCGTGCAGCACCGCGACCGAACATCCCTGTCCCCGCAAGGCATACATGCCCGTCCGCGCCGTCGCGTCGGAGCCGAGAAAAGCCGCGCTCGACGGCACGCCGCCATCCGCGCCGCCCGCCAGCGTCACCGTCCCCACTGCGACGGCCGGAACCGTCGCCGGCACGGACAGCGCCACCAGCGCGCCCGAATCCGCCGCCACCGCCGCCGCCAGAGCCGTCCAGCTCGCACCGGCATAATAGGACGCGCCCAGAACCGGATGCGCCACCGTCAACGCCCAGCCCTGATTCGCCGCACTCGCCGTCACGACGATGCCGTTGCCCGACGAGCCGGTATGAACCGCCGTCACCGTCACGCCCTCCAGCGTGGCGGACGCCGCCTCATCCGTCCCGTCCGTCACCCGCACGATCCGGAACGACGACGCGCCCTGCATGAGCGCGATATCCACCGCCAGCCCCGCATCCGTCACCAGAGACTGCTTGGCCCCGAAGGACTGGAGATAATCCCCCATGCCGCCCACGGGCACCGGCATGTTCACCGGCCCCCAGGACGCCGTCCCGACAACCCCCATCACGCCCCAGCCCACCCCGGAAAGCGCCAGGGTCTGCGGCTGCGCGATCTGCACATAGAGATCGGGCACCACAAGCGCCGTCGTATTCAGCGCCCCCGCCTGATAAATCCGCGACAT